CATGACCGCCATTATTAGGAGTCGCTAAGACAAAGTCAACAGCCACTCCGAATAAACTTACTGTTAGCCTCGCCTTATGTCACTATCCGACCGCCTCACGCTTGCCATGAGCAGCGCCGGGATTTCCCAGGCTGATCTCGCGCGGGCTTGCAAGGTCAAGCCGCCAAGCGTCCACGGGTGGCTCAGTGGGAAGGCGAAGTTCCTGCGGGGCGAAAATCTCCTGCTTGCAGCCGCAGCTCTTGGCGTCAATCAACAATGGCTTGCCACAGGCGAAGGCCCCATGCTCCCCGGTTCTGGGGAACCTTCCCTGGCCATCTCCGCCGCCAGCCTTGCCCCAACCCCCGCGCCGGGCGCACCTGCCATCAGCGTGCCCTTGCTGGCCAACGCTGGCAGCATGGGGCCGGGAACTGAAATCCAGCACGACGACGTGCTTGTCGGGCACATCGCCCTGTCAGAGCAGTGGGTGGCCCGCCGCCTGCAACCCACGAACATCAACGCCCTGCGTTTCATTCACGCCTATGGCGACAGCATGAGCCCGACCTTTGAGGACGGCGACATTCTTTTGGTGGACACCGGGGTCAAAGACCCAAAAATCATCGACGGCGTGTACGTCATGACTGCCAACGACCGCGTTTACATCAAGCGCGTGCGCCAGCGCATGGATGGCGTGGTGGAGATCAGCAGCGACAACGCCACGGTGAAGACCGTGGACGTGCTCAACGGCGACCACCGCATTGACATCTTGGGCCGTGTGGTCTGGTGCTGGAACGGGCGCAAGCTGTAGGAATGCCAGTCAGGCGGCCTGGCCTCTTGCCGCCATAGAAGGAAAAACCATGAAAACCATCGTCGCAATCGCTATCGTTCTGGCCGCAGGCTTTGCACAAGCGCACTCAGGAGGCACAGACGCCGCCGGCTGCCACACAAACAGGACTACCGGCGTTTACCACTGCCACTAACGTGCAGCACATCAGGATCGTGGGCACCATGGTGGAGCACCGCAAGTATCGGCGGGCGAGGTGATTTGTGAAATCCTCCGCCCACTACTTCATTTACCTAGCGCACGTCCTTGAACTGCCTCAGTACAGTCACCTGAAGCGGTTTTTGCACCCTGGGAGCCTGGCTGCTGGCGAACTGATTGTGCTGGCAACAAACCTGGATTTAGGGTTTCACCCATATCTTTCGGCTCAGGTAAAAGATTGGGCAAACGGAGGCAGTCGTCATGTCCTCCTGCGTCACGAAATCGTTGTCTCAATACTTGAAGTGGCGAACCACACCAGCCAATTTGGGTTTGTGGATCTGTCGGAACTCCCCGACAAACAAACAGATCAGGGCTCATAGAGCGGGCTCTTTCACGCAACCACCCAGCCGGGTGGTTTTTTTTCGCCTGCGGGATGCTGGCGTGGGGGCAGTGTAGCGGAAATCTAAAAAAAACTTAGCGACTCCTATTGACAGCAATCTTAGCAACTCCTAATATCCACCCATCGCAGCAAACAAAGCGGCGACGGGTGAGCGGATCGGCGGTCACTGCGGAGTTCTTGCAGCAGGCACGGCTGGGTAAACACAAGGCCCCCGCGGGCGGTAGCGGGATAGAAAAGATCGTCGGTGCGAAGGCTAGTAGCGCTCTGCCCCTGGATGGGATCAGGCAACGCGAACGAGATATGTGAGCAGTGGAAGGAAACGACCACTTGCCGGGGTTCAGGGTAAAGCCTGCGCCCCACAGCACTGCGAAATCCACCCGCTGGGTTCCATACGGCGGTGAGGCAAACAGGGATGCCAAGAACAGAAAAGCCCAGCGCGCACGCGCTGACAGGCCGGAAAGAAACGGCCAAACGGAGCCATTCGCAAGAGTGGCGATACCAAAGCCTTGCGGGTCAGGGCTTTGGCATTCAACAGGAGATAGACATGAACACCGCAGCAGCAAAGAAAGCCGGAGTCCAAGCATTCAAAGATGGCAAGGGCGTGGCCCCGGCACTGAATACAGCATTCCTCAAGGCTGCCGCAGCAACCGGCAAGTTGATGGACATGATGAACGCCTACACACATGGCTGGACCGTGGCGATGCTGGCAGACAAGGCACCACTGGCAACAATGCCCAGCGTCCGCGAGCTGGCTGCAATTGAGGCGGCCTAAGCCATGAGGAAATACGGCAGGGAGGACGTTGACTACGCCACCTGGTACACGCCATGGATGAAGACCCTGGCGGCTCAGCACACCAAAGAGCAGCTAGAGCAGCGGCTTAACGGGGCCGCTAAGGACGCGGGGAAGGCAGCACAGACCCATCTCCGCGCAATAGAGCGAACAAGCTCCATGCAGAGTGCGTCGGCGGCACGAGCGCACTCCCGCAACACGGTAGCAGCGGCTGGCGAATTGAAGGGCGCGCTTAGTGGCGCCCTTGAGATTCACGAGCTTTTCCCCGAGCACGCAAAAGCAGCGAACAGCACTGGAGCCAACGATGCGATTTAGGAAAAAACCGGTAGTGGTTGATGCTGTCAAGTGGCTCACTCATGGCGATCATCCCGCCGTCGAACCTTACTCAGATCATGCCCATTGGGGCTGGATAAACACACTGGAAGGCGGCCACATTGTCACGCCTGGCGACTGGATCATTACAGGCGTCAAAGGCGAGCACTACCCCTGCAAGCCGGATATTTTCGCGCTGACCTACGAGCCCGCGTAGCCCGCCAAATCTGTCGCATCTAGCGCGTGCCATCACAGAACAGGACCGCCCAGGCTGTTGGGCAACACGAAGGTTAGACAGCCGGGTTTGCTCCCTGTTGAGCCATGTGGTGAGAAAGCTGGAGATCAGCACCAGCCCTGTTCTGTGATGGCACCAGTAACCCCACCCCACCCCGCAGGTGCACCCCATGACCCACCCCAACAGCCCCAAAGGCGCCTTGCTGCGCCACGGCTACACGCTGCACAAAGACCCGCGCTACCCAAACTCACAGCGCCGCACAGTCAAAGACAGCGCCGGGGTTGTGGTGCTGGATGACGCACCACTCGATGCAGTGTGCGACTTCTGCAGGCGCCACGGGCTGTACTTGCCGGAGTAGCGCAGTCCCGGCTGTAGCCGGGGCCATCACGTATGTGGGCTGAACTACTTAAAAGCATCTGGCGTATGAAGCCCGCCAGCAGTCCACACCCGTGATGGTGAATGCCCAGTGGTGATGGGCTAAGCGTGGAGGCAAATCTGGGCGGCGAACCGATGGCCTGGAGAGCGCACTGAGACATGGGCGGATAGCAGCCGCAAAGCCCATGCGACTGCCGGGATCACCTCCGGCCACCATCAACTCGCGCAGTGTGATTCACGGCGTTGCCCATGTGCTGCGCCTCGGGGTGCCAAGCCGTGAATTGCCCCACCGGAGCTGATAGCCGGTGTTCGTCAGCAGATGCCATTGGTAGCAGCAGGTGGAAGCCCTGCACCTTTTACGGGCGAAAGCAAATCCCTCACTTGGACGGTGCTGGGAATCCCCCGGCAAGTAGCCCACCCATTCACCAAATACAAGGAGAGCAGTATGAGCAAGACACAAACCATAGGAAACGCAGAGCGCGATGCGGGAATGTCGGCGCTTAGGACATGGTGGGCTATGCATGAAGCTCAATGGGAACTGTGCGAAGAAACACCGTCCGATGACGCTGTGATTCTGCATTTCATGGGTTCTGGCGCGTCAACATCCGTCACTGCTGGACAAATACGCGCCGCGTTATCCCAACCCCCTGCCCTCCTATAGACAGGGCAAGCCACCCCCACCCACACACAGCCCTGCAATGCGGGGCTTTTTTCATGGAGCAGAGCATGGCCTTGCAGTTTGTGAACATTCATGGCGAAGCGCTTGCCGACCCGGTGGCGCTCAAACAATACAAGAAAGCACCAGCACGACAAAAGCCCGAGGAAAAGAGCTTTCACAAAGGCTGGCGTGTGGTCGGCATTCCTCCCGGAGCGCTGGAGGAGGCAAGAGCTGCACACCAGCGAGTGCAAGCCATGGCCGCAAAGTCTGGCGGGCGCGAAATCAAGCCATTTGATGAAGCCAATTGGCTGCAGAACCATCGCGGCAAAGCGGTGCGCAGCAAGCCTTACGAAATCAAAGACAGCGCAGATGAATGCGCGGCTCTGGCCGAGAAAGCTGGATGGCTGCGCGTCCGGGTTGAGGAAATCAAGCGCGATCTGCGCAAAGGAGTGACAAATGGCCTTTGAAGTCCTGATGCGCGACTGCGCAGCCGAAGAAGACCGCCGATCCAAGCGCGACGAGCTGATGCAGCGCGAAGAAGCGCGACTGGCAGCTATCGCCGTCTTTGAGGCGCGGATTGGGAATTACGACAGGCTCCTAGACGGCCTCAGCTACCGCGACCACGACGAGCAAGTGATTGCAGCCCTCATGGACGGCTGCGCTGCTGGCGTGCCTTCGTGCATTGCGGTGGTGAAGGCGCTGGCAGACAAGCATGGCTACCACACTGCGGAGATTGACGAATGACACGCGCACCCTCATACCTTGACGACAACACCCGCACATTTGCCCGCACCTGCCCCGGCTTCGGCAAAACCGCTGCGCAGCAGGCCATTGCAATCGAGGTTTACAAGACACCGCTACACAAGCGCGCGCTATGGGCATTCTGCCGCTGTGGCTGGCTGATGGTTCCCGCAGTGCTGGCAGTGCTGGTTTTCAGCGGCTGCACAAGCGATGTGGAGACGTATGCCGCGATGCAGGCTGATCTTGCCGATGCGGTTGCGACTGCGGCGAAGGATGCGGGGAAATGAAGCGGCTAAAAGATTTCGCCGCCCTGTACCGCATCTATCGCCAATGCCACAAGCCCATCGCAGCCGCTCGGTATGCGTGGGTTGTATCGGGCGGGTGACATGAACTGCCCAAGCGGAAAAGTAGTGCACACGCTGGCGACGGCCAAAGCCGCCAGCAAACGCGCCAGGCAGCGCACTGAAAAGCCACTCGCACCCTACCGCTGCGCCCATTGCGGGTGCTGGCACGTAGGCCAGAACACCGGGCTCAAGCAGCCCGTCAAGACCATCCGAAATAACCACCAACTGAGGCTTGTATGAGCAACAACACAGCAATCGCAACGCGCCAGCAATTCGATCTGAGCCCGCAAACATTCGAGCAGGCGCTGACTTTTAGCAACTATCTTGCTGAGAGCGATATGGTCCCCAAGGACTTCAAGGGCAAGCCTGGTAACTGCCTTGTGGCCATCCAATGGGGCATGGAAATCGGGCTAAAGCCGCTGCAGGCCATGCAAAACATCGCCGTCATCAACGGGCGCCCGTCGCTGTGGGGTGACGCTGTGATTGCGCTTGTGCGCTCAAGCCCATTGTGCGAATACATCATCGAGGAAGATGACGGGCGCACAGCTACATGCAAGGTGAAGCGCCGTGGCGAGCCCGAGCAGTCCCGCTCATTCAGCATGGATGACGCCAAGGCGGCCGGCCTGCTGGGCAAGCAAGGCCCGTGGACGCAGTACCCCAAGCGCATGCGCCAGATGCGCGCCCGCGCCTTCGCTGTGCGCGATGTGTTCCCCGACGTGCTCAAGGGCCTGCCCGTGGCCGAAGAATTGCAGGACATGCCTACCGAGCGCCACATGGGCATGGCCGAGGAAGTAACGCCTGCCGCCCAGCGAACTCCAGCCCCGCAGCCAGAATGGCCCGCCGACCGCTGGGCCGCTGGCCTGGCGAAGTGGGTGGACGGCATCGTGAATGGCGGTAAATCCATTGAGGACGTTCTCACCTGGCTGCGCTCCAAAGCCACCGTATCCAGTGCACAAGAAAAGCAACTGCGCGACGAAGTGGTGGCACGCGCACAACCTGCAGCTCCGATCGTGAACCCCGACGAGCTGGCCAAAGCCATGCAGGACGCCCCTGATTTGGACACGCTTTATGACGTGGCCAGCCGCATGGACGCCATTGAAGACCTCGACCAGCGCCAGCGCGTTGGCCAAATTTTTGACGCCCGCGTGGCGGAACTGGAGCAAGCATGACCATGGAAATCCTGAACCTGCAGCAAGGCAGCACTGAGTGGCACCAACACCGCGCCACGGCCTACAACGCCAGCGACGTGCCCTCGATGCTGGCCTGCAGCCCCTACAAAAGCCGCAGCGACTTTGTGCGCGAGCGCGCTACGGGCATCACCGCTGAAGTCACACCGGCCCAGCAACGCATCTTTGACGATGGCCACCGCTTTGAAGCTCTGGCCCGGCCACTGGCTGAGGCAATCATTGGCGAAGAACTGAGCCCATGCGTAGGCAAGCGCGGGAAGTACAGCGCCAGCTTTGACGGCCTGACATTCATGGGCGACGTAGTTTTTGAGCACAAGACCCTTGGCAACAGCCTGCGCGATGCCATGACGCTGGATTGCACCGGGGCCGACTTGCCGCTGCACTACAGGGCGCAAATGGAGCAGCAAGCCATGGTGTCCGGCTGTGAGCGCATCCTGTTCATGGCCAGCACCTGGGACGCCGAAGACAACCTGATTGAAGAACGGCATTGCTGGTATGAGCCCGACGCAGAACTGCGCGCGCAGATCATCGCGGGCTGGGAGCAGTTTGAAAAGGACGTGGCCGCCTACGTTCCACAGGAAGCTGCCACTCCTGTGGTAGCCACTCCAACAGAAAGCCTGCCCACCGTTGTTGTGCAAGTGCAAGGCGCCCTGACAGTGGCCGGTAATCTGCCCGCATTTGGCGATGCCCTGCGCGCTTTCATCGCACGCATCCCACAACGGCCAGGCACCGACCAAGAGTTTGCAGACGCCGATGCCGTATGCAAGGCGCTCAAAAAAGCCGAGGACGCATTGGCTCAGGCCGAAGACAGCGCCTTGGCGCAGATTGGTGATGTGGAGCTGATGCGCCGCACCGTGGCCGACCTCAAGACGCTGGCGCGCAACACGCGGCTGGCCACTGAAAAACTGGTCAAGGCCGAAAAGGATGCGCGCCGCGCTGAAAAAGTGATGAACGCACGCACGGCCTACCAAGAGCACGTCATGCGCCTGCAGCAAGACTGCAGCGGCGTAGTGCTGGATGTGCAGACGCCGGACTTTGCCGCCGCCATCAAAGGACTGAGCAGCCTGGCAAGCATTGACGACAAGCTGACCGCTGCCTTGATTGACGGGAAGGCCAAAGCCAACACCGTTGCCGGGCGCGTCGTCAACAACCTGAAAGCCATCGCCAGCGTGCCGCAGTACGCATTTTTGTTTCCAGACCGCCAAGAGCTAGCTCACAAGGATGCCGAGGTGCTGGAGCTGCTGATGCACAAGCGCGTTACCGACCACCAGGCGGCCGAGCAGCAGCGGCAGGATGCCATTCGCGCAGAGATAGCCGAAAAGCTGCAACGCGAACAGTTGGCCAAGCAGGCAGAGCAGGCGCAGGAGGAAATTATCCAGGTGGCACAAGCCGGCATGCAGGCCGCTGCAAAGATCGCAAACATTGCCCAACTACCGCTTGGGCGGAGTGCGGAAGCGGCCGCCACCTTCTGCTGCGAGAAGGGCGAGCAGCAGGGCCTCGTTGGCAAGGGTTGTGACGACTGCGCGGAGGTCAGCGCTGGCTACCAAGCCGCGATGTTCGCGCCGAAGGTACGCACCGGCGCCCCCACCCTGCGCATCGGCACCATCAAAGAGCGCCTGCAGCACATGACCGTGACGGCAGAAGACCTGCGCGACCTGGGCTTTGAGCCCGCTGGCCGCGAGCGTGCCGCCCCGCTGTACCACGAGGATGACTTCCCGGCCATCTGTGAAGCCATCGCGGCACAGGCTCTGGCAGCCAAAGCGCAGTTTCTGCGGGATCTGGCTGTGGTTGCAGCCTGACCGCCCTACCCTAGTAACCCCAAGCCACCCACCGAGGTGGCTTTTTTCATGGAGTCCCCATGTTCAAATCCCTGATCGCCTACCGAATCTCCCCCCTGTGGCCCGCTGACCTGGCCACCATTGAGGAAGCCCTTGCCAAGTCCCCGTTCATTGAGTGCGGGGCCACGCAAGAAAAGTCAGCCGGGTGGGTGCCGCCGCGCGGCGAAGCCCATGGCGCCCTGGTGGAGAGCATCGGCGGCCAGTGGATCGCGCGCCTGATGACAGAAACCAAGGCCGTGCCCGCCAGCGTGCTGGCCCGCAAGGTTGCAGAGAAGGCCGCCCGCATTGAGCAGGAAACCGGCCGCAAGCCTGGGCGCAAGGAAACCAAGGAGCTGAAAGACGAGGCCCTGCTGGACTTGCTGCCCATGGCCTTCACCAAGCAGGCCAGCACATGGGTGTGGATTGACCCCACCGCGCGCCTTCTGGTGCTGGACACATCCAGCCAAGGCCGCGCCGACGAGGTGGTGAGTCTGCTGGTGGATTCGCTGCCCGGCCTGTCGGTGTCGCTTCTGAACATGAATACCAGCCCGCAGGCCTCCATGGCGCACTGGCTGGCCACGCAAGAGCCGCCCGCAGGCTTCTCCATCGACCGCGAGTGCGAACTGAAAGCCGCCGACGAAAGCAAGGCGGTGGTGAAGTACGGCCGCCATCCCCTGGACATTGCCGAGGTGCAGGAGCACATCAAACAAGGGAAGCTGCCCACCAAGCTGGCCCTGACCTGGGACGACCGGGTTTCGTTCGTGCTCACCGAGGGGCTGCAGATCAAGAAACTGGCGTTCCTGGACTCGGTGTTTGAAAGCACCAAGGCCGACGCAGGCGGTTTCGACACAGACGTAGCCATTGCCACCGGAGAGCTGCGCAAGTTGATCCCTGACCTGATCGAAGCCCTGGGGGGCGAAGCAAAGCCCTCCGAAGCCTGAAACAGCCCAGCCCGCCCCGCGCGGGCTTTTTTATTGCCCATCACATGACAAATGGATACGTCACCCCGCCCGAGGTCATCGAGCAAATCAGAGAACTGGCAGAGCAAGGGCTTGGCCTGAGCGCCATTGCCAGAAAGCTGGAAAGGCCCAAGTCAACGGTGCACCGCGTCATCGCCGTGGTGCTGAAACGCAAGTCGTCAGCGCCCGCAAAACCGGCCAGCGTGTCGATGGTCAACCGCAAGCAAAAGGGGTTGACGCTGAAAGCCGACGCACCAGTGGACGCCAGCCAGGCCGCCGTCACACGCATTGAGCTTCCCACAGATTACGGGCGGTTTTGC